GTGATGCCAAAAATTCCGGTGCTCGCCGCGACCAAATTAGATGCCCAAGACACCTTAAAAGTATGGACCCCAGCTGCCGAAATATCAAAGATCCTATTATATGACACGTTCGTGGGATCATCTGTGAGGCTCGAAGCACTCGAAGGATGAAACACGACCTGCAACATCCCACGATGTAGCGTCGAACTTCTAATCTGAAATTCGTAATACAACGGCCCACGCCAATTGTTAAACATGGTTGCAACATATCCCACAGGAGCAGGATATGCAAATGTAGATGCAATATTGCAGACCATCGGATTCACGGGAACAGTTTGCAAAACCGCACCAGGAGCATCAGTAGTCGCCCATGTCTGCACCCTGATCAATGTCTTACGTCTAAAAAGATCATCAAAGGACTCAATGTCCGTCTTATCCGAGCCCAAAAGGGCAGGATCGATAGACACCTTATTCTCCCTCAAAAGGCCCAAGGTGATTCCAGCGTCATCCCCATCCGCCAGAGCAAGTCCCGGAAACATCTCCTGTCTAATTCTACCGAAGGGGGCCAACGAGGTAACTCGCGTAAACCCAAACCAATCTGCTACAGCACCAATGGCATTGGACACAACCTCAACCCCTGCAGCAAACTCCCCAACAATAGGCACGCTTTTCAAAACGCTAGCCACATTGGACACAACGCCAGCAATTCTTCCAACACTGCCCTGCTTTTTCTTCTTTTTCTCACCAGTCTGCAATACCAAAGGTATAGCCAATTTGGCGTTTTCAAGTCTCGCAAAGACCTTGACTGTAACGCTCCCAGTTCCAGCCACATTCGTGGCATTGGAAAGAGGAGCAATGCAATGGGTCAAAAACCGCCATTGCGTTTGGAAGCCACCCGCAAGCGGTCCCAAATTTGACAGCGTACTCAATTCAATTGCATCTTGGACGCCAATCCACGGCAACTCGAATTCCAAGGCCTCAGATGTGGCAGGCACCAAATCGCCATATACATCCTGAGTACTCTGCCACATTGTAGGCAAAATATCCAACACCGTATTAGGCGCGTCAATAGTGTACGGCGCTGCATACATCTCCACCCCTTGCGGAACCAACTGCACAACCGCATGACCATACATAGTTGGAGCAGCCTGGATGATAACATCAAGAACCAAAGTTCCCGAAATTTTATAGTAATTAATGGTCTTGCGCAGGACCGCAGGATTCGTCAAAAACAAATACCACGGATCCATATTCTGAATCTGTTGGCCTTGAGTAACGGCCGTTGTCCATGTAAACGTGTTAATGAGCACCGGCCTCCTAAAAAATCCAGCGATAGAATCATCATCATAATCCTGGGCTGAAGCAACCGGAGCCGCGGTAGTGACAGTGCGAATCACATTCACATCAGTCAATACCGAAGTCTGCGCTTCAATCCCAGTTTGTCCCGTCACCATGACGGCATCCGACGTTTGAGTAATAGTAGTAGTATCCATGTGGTTTTAAAACAATGTTAGATTTGACAAGCGCTAACTCGCTTGGTTCCCATGTAGCCTGGTAGCATCAAGGGTGCCGCACCCGAATTACACGAGGGATTTTCCGCTCTTCCAACAACAATGGCCCTCAAGCCAAGGATATGGATATCACAGGATCCGCCTCATGTCTCAGATTCCCGATTCGTTAGAATGGCTCCTTTCTTTACTGTAGTAAGGAATAACCTACAACACTTTGTCAGTCATTGGGACTTCCGGGATCCCACCTGCATCACTGATTCCCATCAATATCTCAACAAATCCACGTCTGGAAATGATCGGCAGCAAAATTCTCCAAATGATAGTCATATCCATGCCACCAATGAGTACTTATATCATGCTCCGCACACACTGCTAGCACCCGCTCAGAAAACTTTTCATAGGCATCACGTCCCTTGAGAAAATATTCCAAACAAGCACTGGCAAGAATGCCAGCTTCCTGGTCCTTGCTACTAACTGAACTAAAACCACGAGTGGTAAGCATCTTAACTAAAGACACCTGTTCCAACACCGCGGCATAATTCTTCAAATCATTGCTCCATCCAAAACGCCGTTTTAGGAAAGAGCATCGCACGAAGGGCTTCACAGCGTATAGTCCATCCGTCTTATCTGCCGGAACCAGATATTTCCCATTATCAGAGAAAACTCCAGCCAGCCACACAAAAGTGAACCAGTCGACTTCCTTAGAGACATTGGCAATATTATCGTCTCCTAACGTCGCCAAATGTATATATACCCGAAAGGGCAATTCATACTGCATTCCGTAATGGACCATTCCACGACGAAACGCAACACGATAGTAACATGACAAATATATAGAATTGATGACAACTGTCAACATTGAACCAGATGGATTTGAATGCGTAAGGATCATAACGTCTCCTTTCACAAACACACACATTTGCATCAACCCAGCGAACAATAAGGCGCAAATCTTCTTCTGCTCCAACGTATATCCAAGAACGTGGGCTACTTCCACCAAAGCTCGCCCTACAACGCACATCATCACATTGTCAATTCCTTTATCACACCATTTCATGTCACCATCAATGCATCTCTCTTCTCCAAAGAAGGTCATGGTGTTCCTAAAATGGGTCGCATCAGAGCTCGCCAAATTCATTCCTGCATAGCACTCAAAAAACTCCTTATGGAGTCCCATGAACGCCATCACCGGACCAAAATACTGCTTTAATAATATGTTAAAATAAAAGGGAAGAGAATTGAAGACGCGCTGCCCACGCAACGCGTTCTTACTCTCCTTAATTGCCTCATCCTTTAAAGTCCAAGACACCACTGGAATCACAGCGCAGCCAGAGCATAACGTCTCTTCGGCCCACCGCAATTGCTCCCAAACAATATCATCCATATATGTTTTGTCACCCAATGGCAACAAATGCTTATGGACAAAAGCGCTCTTCTTTTTAAAAAAAGGATATCCCATAGAGGTCGTCAAATCAAAGGGACCAATAGACCCTCCCTTCACACCAAAAATGGTCTCCTCGAGTGTCAACACCCTAAAGGTATTAATCCCCGGCAAATCTTCCACGCCTGCCAAGTAATCACGGAGAGCCCATTCCAGCTCGTCCGGATTGGAATTACGTGCCGTCTCCAACTGAACAATGGCATTGAGGATAGGATGTTTAAACACTCCATCAACCTCAATTCCATTACTTCTCGGAGCAACAAATTTCTCCTCTCCGAGGAGATCACTGCGCAAATCATCAAATGCCATCGCAAAGGAAGTGGCCCTGACGTGGCTCTTTTCATGAGCGCGAAATACCTTCCGCTCACCGAGCACTTCCAAGGAACCGAGTATCTCACAATTCAAGGTAGTAATCCCATTCAACATGCTCTTTGCATGTAATGGTCCCATCTGTGCCTTCAATTTGGTCCCTTGGCTCAAATCAATAGGCGCAAATGAAACGGCCATAGGAGAGGCACTTTTCAGAGCCTCAATGACTGACAAAATTTCCACAGCACACAACTCATCAGAATGGCCTTCAATTCCGATAAAGGCACTAACATGAATCCCCGCAACCCATGCGCTATTTCCTCGCCGCACCACTATTGGAGAACCACACCATCCATCCTGAGTAACAACATCTGAAACTGGATATTTCCACAAACGACGATGTGGAACAGCGAAACCATTGGCAGTAGAACCGCCAACTTGGGTAACGCCAACATGCAGAGGGTAAGTACCCAAATCACTATTCTCACTTCTCACCAACATGACCGCATCGTCAAACTGGTGCTGCAATCCAAATTGACTCGTATCTACAACATGTTTAACAATGGACGCTCCACTAGGATGCGCAGACGAAAGCCAGACCACAGCCAAGTCCTTCCCAGGAATCCTCAGAAATTCAGTACCGGCCCGGACTATCTGCTTCCCTGCAGTTCCAGCTCGCACTTTTTTCACCAAATCACCAGGCATAAGAACTTTCTCGGACATTATATATGTCAC